GCCGCACCGGGCATGGATGCGACCGCACTGGCGCGCGAAGTCGCCCGCCAACTTGAAGAGCGCGACCGGCGCACAGCGGCAGCCCGCCGCTCCAGCCTGCGCGACGACTGAGGATCTGTCCCGATGATGATGTCCTACGGCACGTTTGTGTTTTCCCTCGACAGCGCCGCCTTCTTGCAGTTGCAGCGCCAGATGAGTTGGCGCCATGCCAGCAGCGAGCGCGTCGGCGCGCGTGCGGCCAGCCAATTCCTGGGCCCAGGCGATGACACCATCGACCTCTCTGGCCTGATCGCTCCCGAGCTCACCGGCACACGCGCCTCGCTGGACACGCTGCGCGAACTTGCCGCTGATGGTGAGCCGTTGCCGTTGGTCGATGGCGCAGGTGTGGTCTACGGGCCGTATCTGCTGCTGTCGATCAACGAGACAGCCTCGCTGTTCTTCGAGGACGGTACGCCGCGACGGATCGAGTTCCAACTGAGCCTGCGACGTGCAGACGACTTCACCCCGGAGGCAGCTTCCGCATGAGCTACCCGACTCCGCAGTGGCGCGTGGTGCTCGATGGCATCGATCTCACCGAGCGCATCGCGCCGCGCCTGCGCGATCTCACCCTCACCGAATGCCGAGGTGGCGAAGCCGATCTACTAGACCTGAGTATCCACGACCACGACAGCAAGATGGCGCTGCCCAAACGCGGGGTGCGCCTGTCCGTTGCACTGGGCTGGAAAGCCACGGGCCTGATCGACAAAGGCACCTTTATCGTGGACGAGGTGGAATACAGCGGTGCGCCGGACCTCATCACAGTGCGCGCGCGTAGTGCGGATATGACTGCCGACATGCGCACGCGACGCGAGCGCAGCTGGCACAACACCACGCTGGGTGCCGTGCTCAACACGATAGCTGGCGAGCGCGGACTGACACCGCGCGTCGCGAGGCGCTGGCACGCACCAAGCTGCCTCATCTCGACCAGGCCAACGAAAGCGACATGAATCTGCTCACCCGCTTGGGCCAGCGCTTCGATGCAGTTGCAACGGTGAAGGGCGGCGCGTTGGTGTTTGCGCCGATCGGCACCGGCACCACCGCGACCGGCAAACCACTGCCGACCGTCACCCTGACGCGGCGCGACGGCGACCAGCATCGCTACTCGGTGGCCGACCGCGATGCCTACACCGGCGTGCGCGCGCACTGGGTGGACAAAGGCAAAGCGCGGCGGCAGTCGGTGCTGGTCGGCACAGACGACAATGCCAAGCGCCTGCGCGAGTCGTATGCAGATGAGGCGACGGCGCGCCAGCATGCGCACGCTGAGCTGGAGCGGGTGAAGCGTGGCGTAGCGAAACTCGACTACACGCTGGCGATCGGCCGGGCGGATCTGTTCCCAGAACACATCGTCACGGTGAGCGGCTTCAAACCGGAGATTGATGGGCAACGTTGGTTAATTGCAAAGACCACCCACACGGTGAGCGGCTCCAGCGGGTTTAGCACGTCACTCGAACTGGAAACCGCGGCGTAAACGCGCGCACTACGACGCCTACCCGGCAGCGGCATTCCCTGAGTGACACAGCAGCAGCGAGCCATTGCTCAGCACCCGATAGAGGCCCAGCTCACTTTCGGCATATGCCACAGCTTGTGCATACGTGCCATACCCTGACCCAGGCATTTGGTGCCGGCTCAACGTGATGCCACCACTTTTTGATATCAAAATTTCCGGAAAGAACATCGCTCCGGATGTCGTGGCGTGCGCAGTCAATATGTAATCGCCAACCTGTCGAATCATGCAGGCATCCATGCGTAGTTGCTTCATCAAGTTCGCGAATTCTAAGGTAGCGCACGCTCTTCTGCATTGGCGCATCCCTGACAGCATCTGTGGGGATTTCCTGATAGCTGACCATATGCGGCCCGCGTAGTTTGCATCGTGGATGTCAGGTCATCTCGCGCTGCCAGGACGGCGGCGACTGGATCGCAAGGAGCTACGCGCCGACACCTTGAAAGCCGCCGGCACCACCGGCGGCTTTTTTTTGTGCACACGATCTCGAATGCTTTCCTAGCTGCTAAACGTCAGCCAGTCGCTGCCGATAGCGCTCTCTTTTGCGAGGACCAGTTGTCCTATTTGGACGTTGATCACGATTTCTTTTTTTTGCGCCCGCCCACGTTGATCTGCATGTATCTCTGATCGATCGCGCCCGTCGTATTGAGCATTTGAGATACGTGGCTGTCGTCGTTGAACGTCACGACAGGCGCAACGCTATCAGCAGAACCGCTTGCCGATCCAAGATTGGACAGCATTGCGGCGCGCACCTCATGCGATGCGGCACGAAACGCAGCCACCAACGCAGCCTCGGACGGCTCCAATTCCAGCCGCTGTTCCAGAAGCACATACATGATATCCACGCCGCGAGCATGCGCGGCCAATAGGTAGGCTCCACCTGGCATGTTCTGGTCTTTTTCGAAGTAAAGCTGTGCCCACTTCGAAATGCCACAAGCGTCGGCCATCTCCTGCTGTGTAAGGCGCAGGCGCTTCCGTTCTTCCTTCAGGCGTTTCCCTACAGTCACTAAGGTTTTTCCTCATATTGACAAAATTGGTGTTAACACCAACAATTTCCAAAACCGCAGACGACCGCAACCGATGCCCCGCAATGTGCAAGCTCAGCAGCAGTTCCATCCCCGAAGCCCAGCACAGGCGCGGGAATGGTTGGTGTCCAACGGCATCACGGTCTCCGGATTCGCCCGGCAACTTGGGGTGAATCGCACGGTTATTGACGACCTACTCCGTGGGCGCTCTCAAGGCAAATACGGCGACGCGCACACGGCTGCAATCGCTCTTGGCCTCAAAGCACCGCCAGATTATGCCGCAAAAGTCCAAACTTCCAAGCGCTCTGGAGGGTGAGCATGTTCGGTCGGAAAAAGATCGTTTTTCGCTGCGAGGCATGCAGTGCAAGGCTCATCAAGCGCACCAGCGTGCTTGCACATAAGTTCTTGCGGCACGACTCGTATGTCTGTGAAAACCCCATGTGTGGCGCGACCTACACGGGCCACTCGGAGTTGACGGGTATTGCCAGCCCCAGCGGCGTACCCACCGCACACAGCGAACTTCCACCGACACCTGCCTATCAGCGCGCCCAAGCGTTGCAGGCCTACCGCGAGTCGCTAGGCGACCGCCAGCTGGACTTGATCCCCATGGGCGGCGAGCCGTTCTTCCCTCACCTCTGAGGTAACCCGAATGCGAAAGACCATTGATTGGGCGGCACTGCCGCCCACGGCGAAGCTTTGCCTGGAAGTTGCGCGCATCCACCGCGGCCTGGTGAAGACCGAACACGGCTACATCGGCCGCACTGCCGCGCCTGAGACAGATCAGCGCTTCGGCGCGGTTGTGGTTGCCGCGCTCATGCGCGATGGACTTGCCACCGCTGACGTCTTCGACGAGCGCCTGGTCGTGCTGACCGATGCCGCCACCGCTTTATTCGATTTCCAACACACAAACACCGAGGTCGGCTCGTGAGGCATGCCAACAGCTGGTTCACCGCACAGGAGCCGCGATTCATTGATGCGGCCAGCAACGTGCCGCAGCGCATCGCGCCGCACGCCAAGCACGAAGAGGCACGCCTGCTCGCTGCCGCCGTTGACGCGCACCGCCGTGCCGGCGGTGCTTACGTCGTGATCGAAGCCGCCACATCTCAGCACGCGCCTCGGCGCCAGCTCGGCGTCTAAGGAAGGTCATGCAAGAGGATCTGCGGCAACAGGTGCTGTCCCGGCTGGAACGGGATTACGGACTCAAGCATCGAAGTGGTACCGACTACATGCGCGGCGGAAAATGCCCGTCGTGCAGCAAAAAAGAGCTGTACACCAACCATCTAAAACCTTGGGTGGTGAAGTGCGGCCGTCAATCCAAGTGTGGGCGCGAGCTGCACGTCAAGGATCTGTACGACGACCTGTTCGACGACTGGTCCAAGCGCTTCCAGCCAACGGCTGCGGCTCCAAATGCTGCGGCCGATGCCTATCTGCAATTCTCCCGCGGCTTTGACCTGGCTCCGCTGAAAGGTCTTTACACCCAGGACAGCCACTACGACCGCAAAATCAGCGCCGGCACCGCGACTGTGCGCTTTGCGCTCGTCAAGGGCGGCTGGTGGGAGCGCCTGATCGATCGCCCGCATCGCTTCGGCAAGCAGAAGGCGCGCTTTGCGCCAGGCCAAAGCTATGCGGGTGTGTGGTGGGCGGCGCCTGCCGCGCTGACAGCCATGCAGACGACGCGCGAGGTGTGGATCGTGGAGGGCATCTTTGATGCGATCGCGCTCCTGCAGCACGGCATGTGCGCAGTGTCGGCCATGTCCTCCAACGCTTTTCCGGAAGAGTCGCTACGCGAGCTGGCAAAGGCACGCATGGCCGACCTCCCAACGCTCGTGTGGGCGCTGGACAACGAGCCGGGCGCCCGTGTGTACACGCACAAGCACATTAAGCGCGCAGCGGCGCTGGGCTTCGATTCGCGGGCCGCGCAGATCGTCCAGCGCGATGGCAAGAAGACCGACTGGAACGACCTGCATCTGCGCGCTATCGCGTCCGATGATCCCAAGCAGTGGGACAACGACGTCGGGGAAGCTCGCTACCAGGGCGATCTGCTTGTGGCTCGCTCGGCGGTGGACAAAGGCCTGCTCATGTTCGAGCACGACGGCCGCAACGACTTCTGGCTGGACTACCGCTCTCGCCTGTACTGGTTCGATTTCGATACGCAGCGCTTCGACAAGCTGCGCAAGGAGAAGCTGGGCGACGTTGATGCCGACGACGGCGACGAGGTTGCGGCCGAGGATCTGAAGAAGATCAAGCGCGCCGCGTGCTCCGTCCAGAAGATCGCCAACTGCTACCCGGAAGCGCTGTATTTCCAGCGCCAAGAGGTCACCGACGAAAGCTGGTACTACTTCCGCGTCGATTTTCCGCACGACGGCCCCAGCGTAAAGGGCACCTTTACCGGTGGTCACGTCGCGAGCGCCTCCGAGTTCAAGAAGCGCCTGATCTCCCTGGCCGCCGGCGCCATGTTCACCGGTACCGGCCACCAGTTGGACCGCCTGATCGAAGAGCAGACCGAGGCAATCAAGACGGTCGATGCCATCGACTTTGTGGGCTACAGCAAGGAACACCGCACCTACCTGCTCGGCGATATGGCCGTGCGCGACGGCGAGCTGGTGACGGCCAACGAAGAGGACTACTTCGAGTTCGACAAGCTGCGCCTGAAGACCACGCAGAAGTCCATCCGACTGGAGATCCAACGCGACGCCGAGGCGTTCCGCGTGGATTGGCTGCCGTGGCTGTGGCAGTGCTTCGGCACGCACGGCATGGTCGCTATGACGTTCTGGTTTGGCTCGTTGTTCGCCGAGCAGATCCGTGCCGGCCACAAAAGCTTTCCTTTCCTTGAAGCCACCGGTGAGGCCGGCGCCGGTAAGACCACACTGTTGACGTTCCTGTGGAAGCTACTGGGCCGCTCCGATTACGAGGCTTCGACCCGGCCAAGTCGTCCAAGGCTGGCCGCGCACGCGCCATGGGCCAGGTGTCTGGCATGCCCGTGGTCCTGCTGGAAGCCGACCGCAGCGAGCCAGACAAGGCGCATTCAAAGACGTTCGAGTGGGATGAGCTGAAGGACTTCTTCGGCGGCGGCACGCTGGCAACACGCGGCGTGCGCAATGGCGGAAACGAGACCTACGAACCACCGTTTCGCGGCACGATCGTGATCACCCAGAACGCAGCGGTAGACGCCAGCGAGGCGATCCTGACGCGCATCGTGAAGCTGCACTTCAAGCGCCCGCAGGTCACCACCGAAAGCCGCATCGCGGCCGACAACCTCAACGCGTTGCAGGTCGAAGAAGTCAGCCACTTTCTGGTGCGTGCCATTCGCCAGGAACGCGCCATCCTCGATCTGTTCGCCGAGCGGGTGAAGGTCTTCGAAGCCAAGCTGCGCGCGCAGCAGGATCTGCGCCTGGAACGCGTCATCAAGAACCACGCCCAGATGCTGGCGCTGTTCGACTGCCTGCGCCTGGTCATCACCATCCCTGACGACATGGTCGAGCAGACGCGGCTGGCGCTGTTGGACATGGCCCTGGAACGACAGAAGGCGATCAGCGCCGACCACGCGATGGTCAACGAGTTCTGGGAGGTCTACGAATACCTCGAAGCCACCGGCCACGGTAAAGCCGTCGTCAACCACAGCCGCGACACGCAGCGCATCGCCATCAACCTCAATCACTTCGCGGCACGAGCCGCGCAGTTCAGTCAGTCCGTGCCCGATCTCAAGGTGCTGCGTGCGCTGCTTGGGGACTCGCGTCGGCACAAGTTCATCGGCGCGAACGTAGCCGTCAACAGCGCTGTCCTCAAGGACGATCTGACCGGCGTCGGCACCACCGTGAAGTGCTGGGTGTTCGCCAAATGACCGCGCTTCCTCATGTTGGAAATTTCTGGAAATTTTCGTTGACATCTGGCCAGGAGCGGAGCAACCATTACCGCGTCGCCGCACAATCGGCGACCGGGTTTAGCAGCCTGACTCAACGGCGCACCAGCGCCCATCGATCGATGCACGGCGCTTTTTT